ATTGCCGGGGTGTAAACGCTTGCTCCCGAACTGGAAAGATCGGGATAACCTGCTACTCGATTGACAGACATTGTGACTCTCCTTAAACCAGTCTGCCCTCTGCCTTAGCTTGCAGAAATTCCCGCTTTTTCGCCTCGTACTCCTGTTCTTTCCCGCGATACAGACCTCGGGAAAAGTCGTTGTACAAAGCCTCAAGGTCGGTCATTTTCATGACGTTCCCCTTGTTGTTCTCGATGATCGTCTGAGCGCCACCGCCTGCCTTTGCAGGCGCGGCCAGATGAGCGGGTATTTCTCGCTTCGGAGGGGGTTCCGGTAGTTTGATGGTTGATTTGAAGCGGTTGATGATGTTCGCCATGCTGTGAATGTCGCCTTCGTAGGCTGCTTCCTGAAACGCCTTTAAAGCAAACGTCTCGTTCAACCAACCGACAAAAGCAGGGTCTACATTGATTCCTCGTTTGACATCGATCCAATCGGGGCAGATTTCGTGGAGTTCCCGGTGGAATCTTTGTTCGGCAGTCTCAGCCTCGTTCGAGTTCATCCTTTCCTCGACAGGCTTAACCGTATTTTGCGCGGCCAGGATCGACATTTCGGCTTGACGTTCGGCGTAGGTCTGACCAAACTCCGCGAGGTAATACTGATAGGTATCCGATTTACGGATCTCATCAGTGACGTGCGGGGAGCGGTACAGCGGTTTGCCTTCGTCGTCAGTCTCAGGGACCGATGCCGTTTGCAGTTCGATGATCTGGCGCTGAAGGTTGGTGATCTCGTTGGTCAATGTCGCAATCTTCTCGTCCTTTTCCCGATTCCACGAATGGAGTCGGGGGACTTCAGAGTTGTACTTAGCCAGCAGCGTTTCGTACTTCTGGTCGGGAGGAACCTCGACAACGGGAGTCTCGACTTCAGGGGCCACTTCGGGAGTCCCTTCGGTTTCGACTTCTGGTGTCGTGTCAGTCTCGCCGGCTAACGCTTGAAGACGCTCCTGTTCCAACTTGATCAACCTTTCCTTTTCTTTTCTGGCTTTCGTTGCTCCGTCTTCCATTTACTGCCTCCAAGGGGCGCTTTTAAGCGAATCCCAATGTTAAATGCCGGGGCCGGAGGGCCGGAGTCCCGGTCAGAATGTCTTGCTCATGTTCACTGTCTTACTGGTTGCTTCCTTCGCCTTGAGACTCTGAAAGTTGTTCAAGGCGTTGTCGATTTCTTCAATGATCTCTTTCAGGATTCTCCGTTTTCCGATTGCGACGTTCGCCACTCTGTCTGAAGCGGCATTGTCGATTTCTTCGCTGGCATCTTCCTTCAGTTTCAGAAGGTGCTCGTAGAAGCGCGAATCCTTGAGTTCGTTTAACTCGCCTAGAAGTCTCGTGTCGGTTATCAATATGATTCCTCGTACCAGAACAGCTTGAGATGGACGTTGACCGTTCCGGCACCGTTATTAACGACTTTGATAAAATACTTGGTTGCCGGCACAAGGACAAATTCGGTGTCAGTCATTGACCCCGCTCCTGTTTTACTGATGCCAACTCCCGTACCACCACCTAAAAAGTCTGAGTCTATTTTCAAAGTCGGGCTTGGCGTCGTCGGGGTGTGGAAAAAGGTATCCACCATCGCACTAGCAACCGCATTGTACCGATGCCGATTGACCGGAGTCAGTCCCGTCCCATTCGCTGCGACCGTCCCGCCTTCATACATCTCGACATCGACATTCGGGCCGTCACTGGTCAACAGCGACGGTTTGAAATGCACCAAGCCACTAGTAATCGCCGGAGTCACGAAGTAGATAAACGCCGTCCCTGCCGAGGCGATATTGGCGAACTTGTGCGCTACCGTGAACGCTATCTTCTGATGAATGCCGTGATGGTCCTGCGTAATAACCACCAGGTCATTCGTTAAGGCATCGACCTTGACTACTTCCGGAATGCCGTATTCGTTATCGCCGGTCATTGTCATGCCGCTATCCCCTGCATATCAGCCCCACCCGCAGGATTCCCCGCAGGGTCGAGGGTTTGAGGCGCGGGGCCGGGAGACGGCCCATTCATGCCTGTCGGAGTACCACCCATCGGAGAGGAACCTTTCTGCTGCAACTGAATGAGTTGAGCTTTCTGCTGCTCCTCGATCTTCGCCATGATCTCCTTGAGTCCATTTTCATCAGGGATGATGTCGTCAACCGGAATATCGAGTCCTTGCAGCGCCACCTTGAGCAATTTTGCTCTGCCGGGTATACCCATGATTTGCGAGTCTATCGGGTTGTTGGTAGCGGCAAGGATCTCGTTCGTGCGAACGGTCTTCTGTTCCTTCGCCATGAACCCTGCGGAACCCCTTGCTACGACTTTCGCATCTCCCTTGAGACTTTCATCAGCGTCGTAGAGCATGTTGAAGTCGTAGGTCCGAGAGACACAGCCGGCAAAGACGCGATCAATGTGTGCGATTGCTTCCTTGATGTTTCTGGAAGCGGAAGTCATGAGCATAGAAAGACCGGAAGACGTGGACCCGGCACCGCCGATACTGGTATTGCCGTAAGCCCATCGTGGAATGCCGGTCTGATCTTCCGCAATGGTTGACCAGACTTCCAAGACAGCCTGAAGCTGTTGCACGACTATCGGGATGTTGTAGACTCGAACGGCGGGAGCTTCGAGCATTTGCGCGTTGGTGGACTGAAAGATTTTCCAGGGGTGTAACTTCTCGTTCTCACCGCATCTATCGGTGTTGACTTCGATGATCGGTCCTGAAGCCAGCATCGCGTTGTTGGCAATCGCCCTGCCCGCGACATTTGCCTGATGCTGTGCGTCTGCCATTAACTCAGGAACGCCCTTGCCCCAGAAGGAACCAGGAACTCTATGATAGGAATCTACCGAGTACGGCTTTCTCCCTAATTTGTCCGGATTAAGAATTGCCCTGATGACATACGACCCGACCATGATTGCGTTGATTTCGTACTCTTCTTCAGGGTCGAGGTCTTTCATGCCCCAATCAATTAACATCGAACCAGGGACCGAACCCCAAAACTCTAAACCGTCCATCTTGTCCGACTTGTAGAGGGAGTCGGTGGAACCAAAGTCGAACATCGCTCTCTGAGAGTCGATTGAAAGCTGTTCTCTCTTCCCTCCAACGCCGTACTCACGAATGACGGTCCTGATGTTCTCTTCGGAGTAGCCAGGGACGCCGATCATCTCCCACAAGCCTTTACGAGTCAGGGGGATTCTTTCGATCAAATAACCGTCATCGGGATTTCGTGAGTCAGGAGCGGGATACAAGTCAAATGGGGAAACTCGTTCGTAGGTCGGCTTGAGGCTTTTCGTCGCAGAGACATTCCAGCCATCCGGTCCCTGCACCCATTCCTGAGTCTTGACCTGTCTTACGACCGGACCCTTGATGATGCCGGCCTTGAGTCTTACAAAGTCGGAGACAAAGGCCCACTGTGCATCGTGAAAGCCCCCTTCGGTCATCTGGTCATCGATCTTCTGCGACATTCTAGCGCAACGTCTAACGGCTTCTTCCTGCACTTCCCGTAAAGCCTTGTCGCGTTTCGTCGTCGCGTACTCTCTGATTTCGTCCTTGATGTCGGAGAGATTGAACATCTCTCCGGCCTGCATAATTTGAGCTAAGACTTCCTGGTAGACCATCTCAGTCTCATTCATGATTTCGGCTTCAAGGTCTGGTTGAAGTTGCGCTACCGGAGTCGGTTGAATCGTCCACGGCTTGTCGTCTATCGGTCGGAGGATGTCGTTGATCCACGTTTCCGCTGCCCTACAGAGTTTCGCAGTCAGAAGGACATAGACTTCCGACCCGCCCATTTCCCTGATTGCCGCCAGAACGTCAGCTTCGTAGATGCCGTTATCCATTCTGAGGTTTCTAAGCATCTGCTGTTCAATCGGCTGTTTCGCCATTTTCGCAGCGTCCCAACATTTGTCGATGTATCCGGAAAGGGGAGAGATGATAGGGTTGTCTTGCGGGGCAGGGGTCTTGGAGGCTTGTTCGGCAAAGACGGCACTTGGAGGTCTGAATTTATGAAATCCGATGCTTGACACGCCGTCGATTGCTTGCATGTTTGCTCCAAAAAAGAAAGGGCCGGATAGCGTCAAGTTTCCTTGATTACCATCCGGCCCTCTCGTTCAATCATCCTCCACCATCGAGGAGGCGACTTTAAGATTCCGAAAATTATTTGTCAGGAGTTCTTTCCACTCCCAAAGTCACCGGTTTCCTATGCCTTTCGGTCACAGGCTCAACCCCGAAGGGTCACGCGGCCCGTCAGTGCTGCCGCCATGGGGCCCAACCGGAACCCTCGCACATAAAGGGCTTGCGCCCTCACCTTATAGTCTTGGAAACCGATACCTTCGCATCCTGAATACCCCCTTGTGACACGTTGACAAGAATCATAACCTCGCCTGTATGCGTAACAGGCATCTCACCTTCTCTTTTCAAGTCCTTTAGCAAATTAATTAACCACAAGGGCTTGTTCATGAAAAGCACAGAAACATACAATTAAGCGTTTGTCAACTTTTATTTTCATTCCTGATGCTGTCGAGAATTAGCTTGTCCATGTTATCCGCCATATATTGTGCTGCCTTAGCATAGCCACTATCGAATCCCGACACGTACCCATCCGTATCAACCTTGACTGTATGTTTGACAGGTGCAGGGATAGCACTAACTTTGACCTCATCCCCGATCTCAATCGTAATCTTATCCGCCTCAGCTACGTCAATCCCCTCCATGCGCATCATCACGGACAACGCAGAGAGTAATTCCCTGCCTGACTCGATCTGCATCTTCTGGAAAGTTTCGAGAGAGATGGTGATGGAGGTCGGTTTCGGGGGAGAGGCGGCTACGTTTCCAGATGTCATAGGCGGCACAAGATATTGCCTTTGGTACTCTTCCCATTGCCGTCGTGCATGTTCAGCAAGCGCCCTTTGCCTCTCACTCTCTTCAGCCGAAATCATGACACTTTTAGGTTCAACACCAATACCTAGCAATTTATCACGCAATTCCGTCCATCTGCTCATACCGTCTCCCCCATGAGTCTCGCATAGACTATCGCTGCGGTTATATCTTCGTCGGTTGCGCCAATCTGCTTTAACGCGGCACGTTGCCAGTCGCCTGACCAGGTAGGGATGTCGCCAACCTTTACCATCACGTCTTCTTCTACCTCGGTCACAAAATACCTCGCATGACCAAACCTATTAGAGTTTTGAGGAATCACGTACACTACTCCTTTGAACTCAAGCACCGGCTCTATCTTCGGATGCCATTTCAAGGGATTGCGCGTCAAAACGGCAAATCCCATTCTGGCTTGACCCGCACCACGTTTCCACTGAAGTCGATGTCGATTCTTAGCCCGTCATGATGCTCTAAGTCCACCCCATGCAACCTCATCTGCATCTTCAGCGTCGTGATTAACGCTTCCGGTGTCTCGCAGGGGAGTTTCATGAAGTCGTAGAGAGGGATGTGCAGCGTGTTTTGGGACGTGGGCCACTGCTTCACAGAATACTACCCCACTGGTCCCCTCGAAGAATGGCGCAAACCTGAGTCTCAGAGATACCATATTGTTTGCCTATTGTACCGGAGGTAACAGACCTACCGATAGACCTTATCTCTTTGACTTGATCCAGAGTCAGTTTTGCTCTGCCACCCCTTCCTTTCTTAACCATATCCTGCATGTTATCAGTATGGTCGCCAAGAAAAAGATGTTTAGGATTAACGCAACCGGGGTTATCGCACTTGTGAAGGACGTGTAAGCCTTCCGGAATTGGACCGTAAGTGAGTTCCCATGCGACACGGTTTGCTTTTTTATTTTTACCATTGATCCTTATCGCCCCATAGCGACTTTTGCTACCCGTCCACTCCCAACAATATTCAGTTTTGAGAACCTTCTCCCAAAACCTTTCAACCAATGGTCGACTTGGAGAATGCCCGTGAATGTATTTAACAGGCTCTCCTTTGATTTGGCCCTTTGCAAACCGGCTACAGCCAGCAACACTAGTCTTAACTCCACAACCGCAATGACAATAACCATAAGGGATGTCAGACATTGCCACGCTCCCTTTTCTCGAAATAGAGATCCAGGGCGCGTCTGATAATTTCTGACATGGTTTGTCCGGTAGATGCTTTTTCTTGTTTTAGTTTTTCAGTGTAGTTTTTTGGCAGGCTAATTGTTTGGTTCATGCGCTTGCTCCTTTGTGGGCAGATGTAATTCACAAGCGCACTATACGTAACGACTAATCAAAAGTCAAGCTAATTTCACACACCGCCCCACCCCCCCCTGTTACCACCTGAACTTCTACCTTCTTTAATATGAGATGGTTTCGGACGTTGAGGGATTGGGACCTTGAGGCGTAAATACTTGCCAATGGCTATGGAAATAACTCTATCATCGTGCCAACCTTGTTCAGCTTCTTCTTTCGAACCACATTTTTTGAAGCCAAGCATTTCGCTGAATGTTTCGGCGCAATTTATACCATGAGTCCCTTCGATACACTCAAGTTTGAGAGTGTCAAGGATCTCGGTTCTTGTCTTGGAACTCGTTACCCATCCCCACCGTTTACGTGGTTTACCTGGCGGTTCAGGGACCATCTCCATGTGGATTCTGGGGTATCCGGAGTCAACTATTTCGGTGACAGTCGTAAGGCCGTGGTTGTTACGCTCAGGGGCTAAATACGCCACGTTATATCTTCTACCAAGAGACACCAGTATTTGACCATATATCTTGGGAGGCCATTTGCCATGGAGATGCGCCACTTGTTCGCCTGTTCGATGGTCTATAACATCAGCCGAATCAAAATCCCCGCTTTCAAGGCCTTCGGCCACGTCAGCACTGATGATATACGATGCTCCGACTTTAGGTTCTTGCCACACACGGAGTTCTCCGTCTTCTTTTGCGTACCATACGCCCGTTGACGGCATACACGAATAACGTACTTTGGGCGGTTTTGCTGCATCTCTAAAAGCCGCAATCTTTTTGTTGTCAAAAACTGGAACTCCAGTTGAAAGAAACGCCTCTTCTGGTGTAGAAGGGTGCATTTCGTTAAATTTCTCAATAATGCCATCGGCATCATTATCAATCGTGTATCTGCGCCAATACATCTGTTCATCATCTAAATTGAACTGAGTTTTTATTTCGATCTCTTCTTCTGTTAAAACAAAATCAGAAGGTACAAGCATCCTATTCAGTTCAAAAATAAACCAGGGAAAAAAGATTGCCGTGTAGTTATTTGACTTGTTGGCGGATTCGTTGACTTCCTCTTCAACTATTGGTTCACCGTTATCGTCCAGCCTTTTCACAAAATATCTGTAACGGCACCCCCAAAATCTTCGGTATACTTCCCCCCCAACGCCGTCTGCTGTGCCTTCAATCACTACTTCTGTACCTGGTTCGGGAGGTACGCATGGCAGTACAGCCTTAATCAGACCTTCTGCATTCTCTCGGGGCAGCTTAAAGGCATCAGATATATGAAGTCGATGCACTGCTTGCCCCGAACCAACGTCATCTTTACCGCCAGTCGCAACACGAAAAGCAGAATCAAGTCCGGTCCCTTGCGCATTATTGAACTCTAAAAGACGGGCATTGTTGGCGAGGACATCTGGCCTTTCTTTTGCCGGGATATTGTTGTGAAAGCGTTTGACCATCTTGAAAATGAACTCACTAGCAGCAGGTTCGTGTGTAATTTGCATGCAATATGTGCTTGGATTACTCGTAACATGCTGGTAATTTTTCCCAGAAAAAAGCGTTGATATGCCCTGCCGCCTGCCTTTCAAAATAACCACTCTGACTAAACGGCCTTTGGCTATGATTTTTCTTTCAATCTTTTCATAAAGTCGTTGTGGACCGTTAAGTATGAAACGCTCAAAGCCGCCCCCCTCCCTCGGCTGCACCTTGAGCTTTGTCCTGGCGTATTCCTCGAAATCCACCGACATCTTGAGATCGGCAATGAGTTCCGCTATCTGATCGGCACTGAGGTCTTCAAATTGTTGGAGGGCGTTAGTCATATTACAACCTAAAAAGATTTCTGATGTTCATTATGCCAAACACCACATTGATGATTATATTGAACACACCAGCCCCAACAATAAAATCAGTTGGCGCTCTTTTTATCAAAACAACTTGCAACGCAATCAAACCCGCCTGTAATAATATCAGGCCAACTAAAAACAAGTAGTTCATTCTCCACCCCCCTGTTGTTTCATCTCAAGCATCTTCTGAAGATCCGCCAACATGCTCGGATTCGCCTTGACCTCTGCTATTAGTTGCACCTTCTGCTCGTACTTGAACTCTTCGATGACAACCTTCTTCTCCGGCATCGCCTGTTGCGCCTCCGCAGCAAACTTCGCCGCATCCATTCTCGCTCGATGGTCGGGATACATCTTGATGACTTCCTTCGTCACCAGTTTGCCGTCTTCAATCGTCGTCTCCCGCCCCCTGAACGCCTGTTCAGCATTCATCGCGTCGGCAACGACTTCGGCAATCTTATTGACTCCGGCGTTTTTCAAGGCAAGGAGTTCCTGAAGGCGCTGGTTATTGTTGATCTTCTCCTTCACCTTTTCGAGAGTCGTTGTCACCTTATTCGCTATCGTTCCATCCGTGCCTATAAGCCCCGCAGCCCTTGCCTTTTCAAGTCGAGTCGCATCAGGATTCATCAGATGCGCTTTCACAATGTTGATCTCTTGCCCCGTAAAGCCCTGTTCTTCCTTGAGTCGTTGACGCTTGGCAAGGGATTTCTTGCTGAGTTTCTTCCGCTTGATGGTCGGAGTCTCGATGGTCGATGGAAAAATCTCGATGATTTCGTCAGACATTGTTGAACTCCAGGATAGCTTCTTCAGGATTGTCAAAGACCTCGTTAAGCTCAGGATTCACCGCGCAGAAATCGTTTTCGCAGCCGACCCCATAGACTAGCTGCTTGTCACTCGGATGCACCCTCAGAGCCGGCAATCCTTTGCACCAGGGGCATTCCTTAATCGTTTTCTGCAACTCTCCCAAAGACTCCATCCACTGTTTGAACTCGTTGACCGTTCCATCAGGCTTGTGGACTTTGTAGAGACGGTAGAAATTCACCCATGAAGAATCGTGCTCAATCTCTCCGGCTTGAGATGCCATTACCCCTCCAAAGTCAAAGTGTCTATTCCAAGACCGCAACTTACATCAAAACGACATGCGATTTCCACCGCTTCTGCGGCGTTCTTACCAGCCGCCATTGCACCAATCGCATAGTCAGCGCCACTCCCCGCACCCCAACACGGCATATCAATCAGTATTGAGACCAGCATGTTTTCATACTTCCAAAGTTTGTTATTCCTAACAACAAGAGCACAAAAGCCTTCTTTGAACTCAGGCTTAGGGTCTGGACATCCCGCCTTCCACCATGCTACAAAGCTGAGTCCTTCTTGTGCCTCCCCGGTACAACCAATAAGGGCATCTTCGACACGGAATATTTTGGTGCATGGAACCGGAGTTCCCCCAAACGTAATTTGTTTGTCAGCTGCCAGTGTCTTGCCATCCCATGCTAAAACCGTCATATCGTTCCCTCTCTCCCGAAATCCGGCAATCCATCCCCTTCTACGGCGCACCACAGATGCAAACAGAATGGATGAATATTGATATGCTTCGACTCAGCAGGAAAGATTTGCAACGCTTGCCGATCCTTGCCGATGAAAAGCGCCTTCACGTCTTGCATGTCCTCATAGGAAGGCAACCGCTTTTGCCGCGACATAGACACATGCAGCCACGTTTTGCCGTCACCCTGGATATTGTCGGCAGTGAAGATGACCTTCAGGCCATCTTTTCTCAGATACCACGACTGACCAAAGAAAGGACTCTCATGACCGACCGACAACTTTTCCCACCCCAAGGGCATAACAGAAGGAGAGTATTTTTGTGTCAACGCAAGTTGCTCGTAAAATTGCTTTGCATTCAATGCAGTTCCTCCTTCGGTATCAACAGCGCCCTCAGTTCTTCCCCAAACAGCCCTGTAACGAATTTCGACGTGTCCTGATACGCTTTCGCCGCCCCATGTCTCTCATGGTTCTCGTCCATCTGGCTTCTCGTAAGCGCCGGATGCTTCTGCAACGAGAGATTCGACTTCATCAGTCTGTCCAAGGTCTGAAGGAGGAAGACGAGTCGCTGTTCCATCGGCAGGGCTTTTAGTGCTTCAAAGCCGGATAGGGTTTCGGTTACTTCCTCGCTCATGGAGACACCCTTTCATACGTATTCTCAAAAATGTCAGGCTTGCACGGATAATAAAGTCCTTCCTTCGGTTCAGGGATAATCCAATCGCCAGGGGCCAAATATGCCCGTTGGTTGTGAATCGTGATGACGTAAGGACGGTCAGCATCCGGGCCTTCAAGATCGCACCATACCCCTGGATGAAGTGTCTCTGGAAACCACTGCACCGCTTCAATCACTACCGGTTTTTTTCTGAACGTTGCCATAACGATACTCTCCCCCTCATTTTTTGGAATTGTCAAGAATTTTCTTCATGTGTTGAAACAGTGCTAAATTGATTTCGGTATTGGAAACAGTAGACACAAACGTTCGCTCAGACAGACGGGCCACAGCAAGTTCAAGTTTGATCGCTACAAGGTCTAGTTGGTTTTTACGCTTGTCAAAAGCCTCTTGTGTGTCCTTGAGCCACTGTTCGTCAAAAGAATTGAGTCCGTGGTTCTCCTGCTTTAAAAGAAGAATCTGATGCAATTCAGCAAGCCGCAGTTCCGCTTCGACCACTTTCGGATCAATCGAAAGAAAATCCCGACGCACGTTTAATGCGTTCAATAACCTGTTCAATGTCCGTATAGGACCAGAAACTACGTCCTTTATTATGGCGTTCTGCATGACACCTCCAACAAACCGGCAAACACCTGTAATCGTGAGTTTTTCCAGACATTGTGCTATGCCCGACAGGATTTTCATGATGCGCTACTCCGCAAGGCTGAATGTGACAAACTAGGCATGGCAAGGAGCGAATCCAGGCTTTATACGCCTCAGAGCGCCAGCGCTTGATTTTCCAGTTCGGCATCAGTACGAACGCGAGTAGACAATGTCGCTCACTTCACCACCTCCCGAGCGATTGTGCAGGCGGGGCAGGTACATATTACGTCTTGGCTGATAAACCCGTATTGTTTCCTGACAATGGGTTTATGATATGGATCAAGTACCGCCTCCCCCAACTTCCTCGCCCTCTCCGTCATCTCGGCAAGGGCTTCCTCTACTTTCGTCAATTTGGCGCGGAGGGTGGCGACTTGCTCAGTTTCGCCGCCAACAAATGAAAGCAGATGTTCCGCACACCTCACCACTTCATCTTTAAAATCGGCTATATCCTCCCGTCCAGAAAGCCAATCGTGGCCAATTGACAGCGCCCGTTCCCCATTAAGAGAAACCTCTACAGCCCACGTCTCAACCTTTTCACTCATCCCTTCCCCCCTTCGCGCCGGATGGCGGCAGCAATATAATCGCAAGCGGTATCAAATCCCCCAACTCTGCCAGTATCGTACTTATCAAAAGGAACAGGGTACTCTTCCGCTATCCTAGCGCACCGCTCCCTCTCCTCCCGCTCGGCGGCGTCAAGGGCGGCGAGAAGTAGACTGATAATCTCACGTGGTTCGGTAAAATACCCCCTTGGATTGTAGTCAGATGCCAGAAATTTCCTCGCCCTCTCCCGCAGGTCGCTATTTTCGCTCATGGTGCCTCCTTTATCCTTTTATCGCTTCTATCACCATTGCCAAACACAGCAACCCAATCCACCCCAAAGGGCAGATAAGCACCGCCACTATGCCAAAAACAATCGCTTCCACAATGTCTTTCACTTCCCCTCCCTCATCCTCGTTATGGCCGCGCAGATGGCGGCGGGTTAATAACTCCAATGCTCCAAACTACCGCCTTCCAGTAAGTTTTCTAACCAAAAGCAATCGTCGGAGCATTCGCTGTTATTGCACCGCCAAATGTTGCCGGTATGTTGCCCGCTAACTGCGCGTTTGGTGTTGGTGTTGCTGAATGTGGTATCAGTCATTTCCATTTCCATATTACATTCTGGACATTCCATACTCTCTCCCTCTCCGTGGTATAACTCCCGCTGCACCGGGCGAGCCGGTGAACTTGGTGTTATTTTGCTTTCCAATGTGGGCACTCAGGCGCACTCGAACCAGGAAGTTTTATCAAATGTCGCGCAACCACTACAGGTGCGTTCGATAGGTCAAACGGGACGCTGCATCTGTGTCTCAAGACGGCCCCCTCTACTGTCGTGATTGCCGCTTCAATATGGCAACAATCAGCACATTTCCTCTGGTCTTTTTCCATCAAATTACCCTCCGATCACCGCGCAAAATAACCAACCGCTCGACCCGACCCTTGCGGGTCATCTAAAAACGTTATCCCTTACCGTTTTCCTGCTTCGTTGAAATTTGAATAATCTTCGGCGTCAACTTCTGAATTTGCTCGCCAAGGAAGGTGCAGACCAGAAAAATACCGACGATGTGCCAGTACGGGACAGACATGAACTGAGCCGGGACGTATGCCACTAGATACTTCGGAGCAATGCAGTTCCATGCGTAGTACATCGGCCATGCCGTTACGATTGCAAATGCTACATTGAAAGCCACTTTTCCCAATCATCAGCCCACTCAGCGGCAATCTTGCCAGCACCGACCATCTCGCGGCCACGGTCAGCTACGTTCGGTGCAAAACCGCCGTAATAGTCCATCGCCACGCCACACGAAATCATGCGCTTACTCAGGTAGCGCAATTCCTTGATAATGTCTGCCTTGCTTTTCATGTCAGCTCCTTTACAATCTCCACAGCCCTCGCCTCATCGCACTTCTCACCTTCCATGATGATAGCAACGCGCTCTAGGAACTCGCAGTTCTCGTCGGTGACAGGGGAGTCGAAGATGCTCATTTTGCCTCCAAAAGAGATGGATTTTCGTAGATATTTCTGATGACTTCGCAGCCTTTCCAATGTTTTAACAACATACGCCACGGCACGTGATGGCCTGTTCTGGCTCTCCATCCGTCTGCATACCAAGTGACAACGCCTGGGGTGGCGTTAGTTTCGGGGAAATTGCAAACATCGCCTTCGTAAATCTCTTTTCCATTCCTGTCTTCAAGGCCGGTAGACTGCATAACCTCGCACTCCGTCCAATCGCCATGCTCATTATAGTAGGCGACGTACAGCTTGCCATAGGAAAGCCCGGTAAAGTAGCGTTGAGTGTCGCAGACATGACAACCGTCCTCGATGTATGGCTGAGTATCGTTCTCAATCTCGTCGCCATAGACCATCTTCCCCCTCTCTGCATCCCAGGCTCTAACGCGGATCTCTCTCACAGCGCCCTCCTTTTATAATCAGGCATAATAACCCCGCGCCGTCCATTGAAACGCGGCTGACAAATCTTCTTGAGACACACAGGGCAATAGACACCCTTCTTGCTCTCGACCTCGCTGCCACATTTGATGCAGAGTTTCATCGTATCACCCTACTCACCGTCTTCGCACACCACGAAGCACCCGCAGACGTAAGAACTCCCTTAGAATTAAGAATCGACGCAGCAGCAGTCAATGAACCCCCAACCTCCAAAGCCCCCTTGACCACCAGAAACACCGAGTCCCGAAACGCTTGCGCCTTCTCCCTCTTCAAGACCGCCGCAGCTTTCCGCGCATTCGCCATATCAGCGCCTCTGTACCCGCCTAACTTGACCCCTCTCGCTTTCGCCGCAGCAAGAGCAGCTTTCGTCCGTGTGCTAATCCTTCGCCCCTCAAACTCAGCAAAATTCGCCATGCCTACAAGAACCATTCGGCCTTCGTCAGATTTTGGATCGATGTCAGAAAACTCCGCAAAACGTATGTCAACGCCATAGTCGTCCAAAACCTCAAGGAAAAACCGAACGTCACGCGCAAGACGGTCAATTTTGCCGATGACCAGGGTGGCGCCCAATTGCTTACATTTGCCCAACGCCGACATCAGCTCAGGACGAAACTTAGACCCCTTACGACCGGACTCAACCTCTACAAATTCAGCCATAACAGGCTGTTGAGTGAAACGCTGAATCGCCTCACGCTGCGCATCGATCCCGTAGCCGGTCGCGCCTTGACGGTCGGTTGAAACTCTGAGGTAGGAAATGTAGGTCATCACAGATCCTCGTAGTCCAGTCTAGTCTCAGGGACCGCATCCGGACGCGCAATACTCACCGTCCTAGTCGGTCCCGCCAATTTATGCCTCCGCAATCTCGTCTTACAATCAGGGCAACACTTCGGGTTATTAATCCTTGGCTCCCATTCGTACCCACATTTAGGACACTGCATCATTGTACCTCCCGATAGTAATCGTAGTAAGGATAGTAGTGAGAATATTATACAAAAGCAAGCAAAAAATACATGGAAAATTGAGGAAAAAATTTTAGAAAGTGGCAAATCATGGTAAACGGCTGTTTTGATAGGGGAAAATTGCGGAGAACTCGTTTTAAAGATGGAAAATGACGGGAATTTGAGTGTAGGGGTGACATATTATATTGCGAGCCGGGACGATCAGGGGGGTGGGGGTGGGGCCGGCAGGGGCAGGATCGAGCAGGCCAGCAGGAGCCGCCTGGACGGGGGAGATCGGGACGGATTGAGCAACTAACGGAAGTAGTTGGTGACACAACCCCGCGATAATCAAGCACTTGGCACTTCCGTCGATGGCCCATGCTACCTTGCCACACCCTTTTCCCCTCCCGATACACCCTATTTGTACCCCTGGAATATAGCTAGATCGGCCACCAGAGCCGCCGCGCGCGCATGAACTTGACATAATACCCTGAAACGATAAGCCGCCCCTTTCTTTGTTTGCCCTTTCTGGCTGTTTTACATCCGGTCGGCTTTACTCTTTTTTTCCCTTTTGGAACCTGATACAGTGCTTTGAAAGCTGTTTTTGGCTCTTTTGGCTGTTTTCGGAATGTGCTCGACTTCCAAATTTGCCCTAGGAAGGCTTTTAAGTAGGCAGGACAGGGGATAGTATAGGCTTATTCTGGCTTTAACCGGGGAACCCCCAAGGGAAACCCCTGGAGGCTAAAGTTCAGATGTATCTATAGTATGGTATGGAGAAGAGGCGGCAGGGGAAACGCGACTTTTGACGACACATCCCCAAGGGGAGAACCCCAAGGCCGGAAGGTATCTTTATACAGATAGGTTTAAACCATCTGGAAAGCGCAACTTTACACGGAGGCTATATGAATTACGTTGTATCCCTCATCGACCGGCAAACGCAGCAACCGCAGGAAGTGACCTTGCAGGAATCGACTCTCGGTTATACCTGGATCAAACCAGATGGGAGCGACTTGGAACACACCGACCCACAGCCCCGCATCATTCAAGCAAGGCGAGAGCTGGAAAGGAAGTATCTATACACGCATGAGATCTTTTGGCCTCAGATGATCCCAAGGAACCGCAACCCAGGAAAGGACAAGGCAGAAATAGGCTTTTCAATTCATCTTCCTGTAACTCTCTTATGGGAATTGAAGTTGCTGGCAGGATTGCAAGGAAAGAAAGTAGGCGTAACGATCCGCGATATCCTTCAGCACTACATAAGGCCGGGAACCTTGCCACCGCTTGACGAAGCATTTATCAACCAGATCGTAGAGCAGAACGCCCGAAAGTGTAAAACGCCTTGACTATGATTAGGATTATGATATTCTCCCCTATAGCTTAATCAAACCCTCAGGAGGATTATCATGTATCTAATCAATGGAGAGCACCCCGCCGTATCTTTGCCCGATCTAGGCCCCGCCGATTCATGGCAGTACCAATGCCAGCGAGAGAACTGCAAACACACCTGGACACCTAAAAGCCTTGGGAAGACCCCGCAGGAATGCCCCGCATGTAAGAGCCGGAAATGGAAGGGGTTAAAATGAAAACTCTAGCTATCACACTTTCTGGTATTGTCGGAGGAACCGCCATAATTGACGAATCCGATTATGAAAAAGTAAAGAATTATTGTTGGAGTTGTAGCGCAGGTTATGCCCGTGCAAAGTTTCAGGCGAGGTAAAAAGTTTATCGCTTTATATATGCACAGGCTTATTATGGATGCTGAACCAGACGAGATTATCCACCATAAAAACAAAAATCGCCTTGACAACCGAAGAACAAATCTTGAAAGGCTAGAGAACTATGCAGATCACAAACAATTACACATCAAAATAAACCCAGTTCGAGAATTAACGCTTGAAGAAACTACTTCACTCAGTTTTTAGCCCCTCAAAAAGGGGCTTTATTTTTTTGTTTTTATCCACACCCCCTGTTGAAAACCCCACCTTTATCTGTTGATAACCCTGTTGAAAACTCAAAACGTGCATTTTCTTCCTTACTGCAACAAGTCTCTACAAAAAAAGTAGCTCTGTCCACTATTTATAGCTTGATTATGATTATGATTACAGTATAATTGGTTATACCATCATTTACAAAGGAGATTACAACATGATCCGTGTCAAATGGATAACCGGCAAATGGGATTATATCAAGCGCTCAGAACTGCCACGAGTACGCCACCTTATTCTTGAAGTACGATTTTAGAAAGGAGAACACAATGAACTATCCAATCGCAGAACACGCCCACAGCATTAACAACATACCCGGCAGGATGTTTACCATCCACGCCCCACAGGAAGTAAGATGCGCACTTGTTCACCGAAACCAGACCTGGAAAAGCGAAGGCCGCAAGGTTGCAGGTTACGGCACAAACGGCACTATGCATGTTGAAATCCGCTTTGACGACGATTGCCAGAACGGCCACCAGACTTTTGCAATTACCGCAGACATATATACCGACGAATCCCGCCGCCGCAGAGATATAGCCGCAGGCGGATGCTTGCACGAAGATATTGAAAGAATCTTTCCCGAACTTGCACCCCTGATTAAATGGCACCTTATGAGCACTGATGGACCCCTGCATTATGTTGCTAATACCGTTTACCATGCCAACAATAAAAACCTTGTCTATGCTCGTGACTCTGCCGTATGGCCCGAAGCGACTGACGAGGAATTGACCAGCGACAACCTAAAAGAAATGCTAGAGGCACGTTTACCCTGCTTAATCGCAGCATTCCGCGCCGATATGGAGCGCATAGGCTTTATCTGGCTTTAACCTTTTTACGACGCAGCAAGCCCCGGTTTGTTGCGTTCTATAGGCGGTTAAATCCACAGAAAGGAACCCCCATGACACAGCCCTTGATTACCACAGTCAAATTAGGTGATGCTCTCTTGACCGCAACCCAGGACAGCGACCGCTTGACCATCGTCATTTACACAAAGCAGCCTCTAAAGGTTGAAACCGTCATTTTGGAGGATTGAACCATGCAAAAGAAAGCAACTTTTAAATCTTTGACCAAGGAAGAAAAGCAGCACTTGAGGACTGTTGCAGGAGTTACGACCCTATCAGGCTTTAAAGACATGGCAGAAGTGCAAAAACTTATGCGTGACACTGGTAAAACTGAACCCTGCTTTGAATGCAAAGCAATCGCCAGGAAACTAGGAATAGAGGTTTAACATGGAATGTATCACCATCGGCGGAATTATCGTGCTCGTTTGGGCATTACTACAGATTAAAGGAGGAAATTGACCATGTCAGAGATCGCATTGAACCCAAAACAGCTTGAAACGCTTTTAGCAACGATGATACCCGCTAGAGAGCCGGTATTGATCCAAGGCGCTCCCGGTGTAGGCAAATCGGATATTGTGTCACAGGCCGCGAAAGCCGCAGGAGCAGACCTGATTATAACTCACCCTGTCGTGTCGGACCCCGTAGACTTCAAGGGGCTGCCTGGAATAGTCAACAACGCTGCCGAGTTTTTACCTTTTGGTGAACTCCGCCAAGCAGTCGAGGCAACGCGCCCCACACTTTTCTTTTTAGACGATCTTGGACAAGCGCCACCCGCAACACAGGCCGCCGCAATGCAACTGATTCTAGCACGTCGTGTCAATGGCCATAAAGTATCTGATCACGTTTGCTTTATCGGAGCCACCAACCGCCGCCAGGACCGCGCCGGAGTATCAGGACTTTTAGAGCCGGTCAAATCCCGCTTTACAACCATAGTTGAGTTACAGCCCGACCTTGATTCCTGGTGCAATTGGGCATTGAGCAACAACATGCCGACCGAGTTGATTAGTTTTGTACGCTTCCGCCCGAACCTTTTGCACGACTTTAAGCCAAGCCCCGACCTTTTTAACAGCCCTTGCCCCCGCACCGTTGCCAACGTCGGCAGGATCTTAAATTTAGGGATCGCGCAAGAGCTTGAATATCCGGTAATAGCAGGCGCAGCCGGTGAAGCGTTCGCCGCTGAATTCCTTGGATTTCTCCGTATCTGTCGCAACCTCCCGAACCCCGACGCGATATTGATGAATCCCCAGGCGGGAGAAGTGCCGACCGACCCCGCGACCCTGTATGCACTTTGTGGTGCTTTGAGCCGTAAGTGTTCCGATAACACGATTGATCGACTTGCGGAATATTGCGACCGCTTACCCGCTGAATTTTCTGTTTTGCTGATGAGAGACGCCGTGAAACTTGCCCCGACCGTAACCAGTTCACGAGGCTTTGTGAAGTGGGCAACCGCGCATCAGTCCATTTTGATTTAGCTTGACCGTTTATTGAGCCGTTAAGACCCTTAACGGTTCAGATAAACAGTTACAGCCAACCACGAACGGTATTTCATTACAAGGAGGAAAGGAGCTATGACCAGACGACTACAGGAACGGAGGCACAAGCCGCAGCCCGATTTAGCCGACCTCGTTAGACACGGCTGCAAACTGATGGAGACGCCACGCGGAGCAGACTTTTTAATTGACTTGTATTTTGTCGTAGACAAGAAACCTTGCAACCTTTGCCCTAACCAGTGCTTTACATCACGCGGAAACGACCGCAGACAACGAAAGGAGCATTAAACCATGACACACGTAATCAGCAAAAAAGCCATGCTTGCCCGTCTCTCGATCTCAATCTGGTCGGCTCGTAAGCTCGACAAGACCGCCACCGCGAAAGTAAAAGAGGAATATCAGACTTCAAGCGACGCCGGACGCTACAACAAGGCCCTCATTGCCACCAACGCCTTGAAGAAAGTACAGAGCGCAGCAGGAGACGCCCGAACATTCCACTATGCTCAAACTCTCCCCTGGAACGATGACGGAGCAAGGATTTTGCCAGCCGCGAACTTTTTCGCTTATTCAGAAGGGATGCGAAAATATAAAGCCGCGTTCCAGGCAGCAGTCAACGAGTTTTTGACCGAGTATCCCGCATTAGTCGAGGATGCTAAAATACGTCTCAATTCCTTGTTTGTGCAAAGCGATTACCCTTCCACAGAGAATATCGTCAGTAAATATTCCTTTGAAACGCAGGTTGACCCGCTGCCGGATGCTAACGATTTTCGTGTTGACCTTGGAGACGCCGAGGTTACAAGGATCAAGGCCGAACTTGACGCCCGTAGTCAACAGGCCCAGGATGCAGCAATGAGAGACGTATGGAACCGCCTGCATACCGCAGTTTCAGCAATGGCAGAACGGTTGAGCACTCCCGATGCAATCTTTAGGGATTCTCTTGTCGGTAATATCGTTGAACTCGTGGACCTGTTACCCCGTCTCAATATTGCAGGAGACGCGGAACTTGACCGACTGACTAAAGAAGTATCGGCACGATTGACAGCATACGAACCCGACACGCTCAGGACCGACAAGAAGACCCGGCAAGCCGTTGCAAATGACTGTGCCGAAATCATGAATAAAATGTGCGGTTATATGAATGCAGCTTGATTTAACTAACTATGGAAAGGAGGCTTAATATGGATGCAGTCATGATTATAGCTTTTATTATTATTGCTATCATCAACCTTTTGCAACGTAGACTTATCAAGGATTTACAACGCCAGTTAAAAGACAAAGAACGACCTTGATTGTTTATCGTGCTCCTGATCTATTCAGGGGCATCATTAAGCAATCAACAGAAAGGAGGCATCATGCAACAGCCCGACAATAGGCCAGCAGACACAATATGTGAATGCTGCGGAGGCTTAAAAGTACCGCAATGGAACCCATCTTTAGGATGGTACTGGTTCTGTATGGGATTTACCAAGGCCAGCATGAAGGAATGGAGGGAAAACCAATGACCGCACAACAGAAAATGCAGAAAGCAAGGGCAGCTCTTATCCTCGATCAACCGTTTTTTGGCTCGCTTGCCCTCAAAACCAAGTTGATAGAGGATGAAATGCTTTACATCCCGAACCCCGAGCAGCGCACCATGTGGACCGATGGAGTAAGTATTGGCTATTGCCCCGCCTTTGTTGATTCTTTGCCCATTGACCAGCTTAAAGGGGTCTTGTGCCATGAAGTAATGCACCTTGCCAACGCGCACCAATGCAGACGGGGAGAACGCGACCCGCAACGCTGGAATACTTCTGCCGACCTCAGTATAAATCATCTCATCAAAACGGCAGGAATGGTTTTACCGAAAGATCATCTTGATAATCCCGCGTTCCACAACCTGGAAGCAGAAGCAATTTACAACCTTATTCCAGAGCCACCACAAGGCCCAGGACCGGGAAAGGGAAACGGAGCAGGCAACGGACAGGGGAAGCAAGGCAAAGGACCGCAGGAGCCAAATTTAGGCGATCCCGGTAAATGTGGTGAAGTCAGAGACTTGCCAGGAAAAGACGGACAACCAGCCAGCGACAGCGACAAGGCCCAGAACGCGCAAGACTGGAAAATCGCCACGCAGCAGGCAGCACAGGCCGCGAAAATGGCAGGCAAATTGCCGGGAAGTCTTGCAAGGTACGTTGACGAACTCTTGGAGCCTGTCGTTGACTGGCGAGAGGCTTTACGGCAATTCATCGACCGCACCGCCCGAAACGATTACACCTGGAAGCGTCCGAACCCGCGTTATTTCTCAAGAGGCCTTATCCTTCCCTCACTCTACAACCAGGAAATGCCGCCGCTTGTTGTAGCCGTTGACACGTCCGGTAGTATCACCAAGGACGATTTACAACAGTTTGCAAGCGAGATTGACGACATTTTGAACCAGTACCCGACGACCGTCACCGTGGTTTACTGTGACACGAAAGTACAACACGTTGAGGAATTCACCGCAGAGACGCGCCCGATTAGACTTGACGCGAAAGGCGGCGGCGGGACGAGGTTTAGCCCGGTTTGGGAATGGATTGAAGAGAACGCAGAAGAAACGCCTTGCGCCGTCGTTTATTTGAGTGACTTGCAATGTTCAGATTACGGCAACGAGCCAGAAATGCCAGTGTTATGGGTAAATACCGGAAAGTATCAAGCCAGCCCTCCGCCGTTCGGTGAGTGTGTGAGGTTGAAACCCGGTCATTAATCGTTGTTAGCTTCCCTGAATGCCACAGGGAAGCGATAAAGCGATGCAATGAGATTTACCAATTAGCCGGTCACGATTTTTAAGGAGGGAGCCATGAAACGACCGCCAAAATTCAAAGCCAAAGTCAGGGAAAGCGCCAGGGTTTACCACTATTGGAGACAGACCGAGGCCAAAGGTTTATTTGCCGCGATCTGCAACCCAGGATTGCAACGCGCATCGTCTGAATTATTTGAAGCGCAAGGGAGCGAAGCATTATGCAAAGTGTGCAAGATCCACCTGTGAAGCGGAAGCAGGGGCATAGTTGTCCTCTCTGCCATGTCTGGACATTCAGAAATCATTGCCCAACGTGTCACTATACCCTCGAAGAAGCAGAGCAAGTCATCATCGAGAGTTTGAACGAGGAAGAGAAATGAAAAAGAAACCAGACTTCGCCTGCATCGAACTTGACCGCCTTAACCCGCAATCCATCACGACTGTCCCGCACCTTTGGATAACGGCAACGAAACCGCTTTTACGATTTGCCGGTCACGTTTATCAAGTCGTTACGGTAAGAATGGGTAACGCGACCATGCGCCATGTCTACCGGATGGAACTTGACGGGACGCGCTATCTCAAGCGCCAGGGCATCGTTTACGCCTGCGAAATCAAGGTCAAGAACTGGCAACAGAAAGCGTTGATAGCTGCCGGCCACACGAAAGAAGACATCACCGCCGCGACATGTGCCGCGAGATTAAGGGGGGAGTTTTGAAGATCATTAACTGGATTCAGTCTCATCTACTACTGATAGGAATGGCCTATATTTTAGCTGAGACTGTGTATTACATCACAAGGAGGGTACGACATGAAGAGACGGGAGAAGAGGACGCTGATCGGAAGTTTGATAGCACTGGCGATATTTGCCGCGTTGCTAGTAAGGCCACCAGAAGAAGCCAAGGTGTTGCATGAAGGGATAGTCATCAGTAAATACGGAGAGCCAGAAAGTTGCATTACAGCTTGCCACAAGGATTAACGCACAGAGGCCGAGATTAATTTCCCGGCCTCTTTTTTACTTCCCCTCCGCCCACGCCTTAACCTTCCAGGGGTTAAACTCATAAAGCCTCCCCTTCCCTTTGTCTTCTTCAAGCAAAAATCCTTTCGGCATATCAGCCGGTGGATCTCGTTTAAGCCGTAATTCCAGGCGACGGCCTTTCAGTTATCGCGTCGTTGCACATTTCAATCAAGTCCTGTTGGCTCATATCTCTCCCCAATTAGCCGGTCACGTTTTACCAAAGAGCGCCACATCTCCGCGCTGCCAGTTTATCAAGCGGCTGCTTCATCCTCGCCGCCATCGCCCGTGTTGCTGTCAAGTTAATCTGCTCCTGTTCCGCGTCCGTCATCACTCGTTGGCGCTTGCTTTGCCACGTTACCTTTTCCTGACGCGTTGGGCCAAAGTGCCGCAAGTGATACATCCTGCTCTGGTGGTTCTTCTTGCACCGTGGGCAACAGTACGGGTCAGGGTATGGGGCTAGTTCGTGGCAGGGGGGGTTGTCGCAGCGTTTGTAAAGGTTTGGCACGGTCATTGTATTTCTGCCTTTGTCGCTAATTATCCAGTTATCACGGCTGATATGGCAGGGTAATCATTGTTATATCCCTTCCAGTGATGCGTCTATTTTGCTGTCCAGGTGCTTCCTGAAATCCACTAGTGATTGAAACTCTCCGGTCACGTCCGAAGTGTGTGCCCAATCCTGAGTGTAGTTGCATCCATCTGTGTAACACTCCCATCCTTGCTCTGTCGGGTACAGATCATTCCCGCAGTCGTCGCAGGTATAGGAGTGCAATGTTGGTTCTGCTTGCCGTTTCCTTAGATTTTCGATTTGCGCTGTTGTCCACGGTGCCTTAATCATGCCGCCTCTCCGTGGCGAAAACGGGCTATAACCAAACAATCAACTCGGTCTTTGCTGCGCTTCGCCGGTTATTTCAAACCGTTATAATTTCTTCCCCTTCCAGCATCTCACCAACGACCCACCCCACTGCGACTTGTGCCGAACCCTCGCCGCCCATCGGCAATGACGCACGTTGGCGTGTACGTGCGGTCTAGTGCAATGTTTCGCATCTTTATAAGGGCAAATCTCCGCATCATCCATCACTCCCTCCTTTCGATTTCAATTTCTTCCAAATTTGCGTTATAACACGTTTGCCTTTGCCGACCCTACCACAACCATTCACCCTGTCTCAAAATCAATTCCTGCCTTAGCCTCGTTCGTCCCTGCCCTATACCTGACCTTTAAACACAAACCCTTTTGGCGATTTCTTCCGTTTGACGATTTCCAAGAGATCCTTTTCGTCAAGTAAGGTCGCGAGTCTCACTTCCTGCTCCGTCCAGACGCGATACTTGTGCTCGTTCGGCTGATCGGTCCAGACCTGACGCACTTCACCGGAATTACAGACGAGAATGGTGTCGTTGAGTAGGTTGAGCGTTTGCATACGTCTCCTTGAAGGTCAAACGATAAAAAAATAATAGAACAGCCAGTACAATACTTCAGCTATCAACCAAACCATGAACGCAGATACGAACGGGACAGTCCAATCATACTTATTCTGGACGTTATTAATGTCAAACAGCCAAGCTATAAACATCATGACGGCCAATATCACCAGAAAGCCAATATGCTGTTTCAATCCCATAATTGCTCCCTCCCCTTCATTAGTACGGACATCCGTCATCCTCCCCTTTAGCCTTGCCCTTCCGTTCCTCGTAAAGAGTGAAGTCGATAAACTGAAACGTAACCCGGTTGATCTCTGCTTCAAGTTTCCAACCTCGCGGCCCATTGCGATTCTTCAGCCCTTCACAAACCAGGACGCCGCTCTTATCATGGTAGAAACCAAGTCCTATGTCGGCAGCTTCTTCTATAGCCCCGCCGCCTTTCGCATCGCTGAAATTGATACCCTGCTTTTCCTTACGTCCTAATACGTTAATCTGCGACAGAAGAATCACCGGGACGTTGAGCGCCTTCGCCATAGTTTTTGCTCCATAAGCGTTGTGCTCGATCCTGTCAAATATTTTGCTAGTCCCAGGCGGTCCCGGCATGAGTTGGATAAAGTCAATCCCAAGGGCCACCACTTCGCCAAATTTCTGTCGTGTCAGATCAACATACCGCTCCATTTGTTCCAGCGAAAGACGCGGTTTCGAACAGACAATCAGCCCGTTATGGCCGGCAGCGATGTTTTTCTGGTCTATCGCATACCTACCGCCACCCTTGAAATGACACTCCACATCCCACCCTGAAACACCGCAATCAATCTGGATTTCCCGTTCAAATATCTTGTCGTCAGGCATCTCCATTGAAAAAAACAGCGCATGTTTGCTCGTCCGTTTTGCCCCACGCTTGAGAAGGTTTTGCAGAAACGCAGTCTTGAACCCTCCCGGCTCTGCAACTATGGTCATCACTTCCCCAGGCGCTACCCCTCTGATTTTCCTGTCCAGCAGTGCGTATTCAGTGATGAACCTGTCTTGGTCGATTGTCTTGACGCGCCGTTCGTAATTCGCCATACGAGAGTCGAAGGTGGAAAGGTCTTGCAGGGAAACACCGCCAAACGAATCCATGTTTGCCGTGATTTCAGACAAACCTGACTTCGCTTCAGGGATGATCTCGCCTACCGACTCGCTTTCATAGGCCATCTCGCTTATCTTCTCGCCGTACAAGATCATCTGCCGGCGCACCGATGCTTCTTTGACCATCTTACAGTAATACTCGACGTTGGCTGAAGTCGGGACGTAATCGACAAGCTGGACCAGATAGGATGCCCCGCCGACTTCTTCCAGCTCATCACGATCCTTCAACGTGTTGCTGAGTGTTACGAGATCGATAGGAATTCCTTTGGACTGATGATGAAGCATCGCTCTGAATATTTTTCGATGCGATTCACGGTAAAAGTCCATTGCGTCGATGATTCCGGAGACTTTACGGATGCAAGAGTTGTCAAGAAATATGGCCCCAAGGATCGAGACTTCGCCCTCTATGGCTTGCGGTGGTAGTTTGCGGTCGTTCATTTGGATTTGCGCCTGTAGCTGTTCCAGTTAAAAACAAATATCTGGCTATTGCTTTCATGGAACCTGTCTATAGCACGCGCTCCCATTAAATCTTCCAACTGCTTTAACGTACAGTTGGAAATAAGGATCATCGGTTTTTTGCGCTCGTATCTGTCGTTAATGATTTCAGTAAGAAATAGCTGCTCTGTAGGCGTACCAAACTGCACACCTACCTCATCGATTATCAACAAATCGGGCCTCACAAAAGAATCTATAACATCCTGTTCAGAATTTTCCTTACCACGCCAAGAATCTTTTATTTGCCGCACACATTTGATTGCAGTTGTATGAACCACATGAAAATCTTTCTTGATAATTTCTTGCCCAATAATAGCGGCTAACATATTTTTACCAGTACCCGGCGAACCTATAAAAATAAGATACGAATCTGACCCTGGACTAAATTTGTCAACGTAGTCCTTACAAGCTCCCAATATTTTTTCAGCAGCTAGATTCTCCGGAATGTAATTGCTAAAAGTCATGCCAATAAATCGTTCCCCGATACCAGACTGTTCCAGCATACGCTTCCTGGCTTTTGCAAGGCGGGACGCTTCGTGAGCTTGCTGTCTTTCATAGCAAGCTACACAGCACCATCCATCCAGTTTCCCGCTCCACGACATTTCCCCCCCACAGCGGTCACAAGAGGGGGGGTTGTTGGCCAGTTCCGAGCCAATCAGCGTCAGGGCCGTTTGCTTCAATAAATCCTGGCCTTCTTTGATTTTCTTTTGGAGTTCCAGTTCCTTCGTCTCGGCGTCCATTTGTCTTCTCCTTTGTTGGGTATAAATCTTGATAATTACTAGCGGTAGATTGATTTAAAACTTCTATGGGGTCGTATCCCTGTTCGTATAAACGGAATAGTTCTTTAACTCTGAGACGCATGGCATATTCAGTCATCTGCTTCTTGATTGATTTACGCATTTCCACAAACGCTTTCCATGCTTCACATATTTCAAGAAGATTTACTTTTTCTTTTGTAGTAGTTTCTTTCTTTTCTTTCCTTTCTTTTGTGGGTGTCAATTTTGACAACGGTTTGTTATCAATTTCGATAACGTTTATTATCGTTTCTGACAACGACGCGTTGTCAATTTTGATAACGCTATCGTTATCGTTTTTGACAATATCGTTATCAATTTTGATAACAGGTTTAGGTAAAGACGGACGTATTTTTTCTCGCTTTTCCCTGATCCAGGTTTCATGGTGTTTGTTAATCCCGTAAGATATGACCGAACCCTTTTCAACCAATATCAGGTTGAGAGTAGACAGTTGTCTGAGCGCCCTTACTACATTTGGCTTTCCAATGCCGGTTGCTTCTGCAAATTGGCTCAAAGCGATCATGTCGGACTTCTTACCAAAACCATAAGTCTTGCGTAAAATTGTCAAAAAAACCTGCATTGATTCTCCAGATATTCTAAAACGGCACAAAGCTTCAAGCAGCTCATTAGCAATTTTGGTATAGCCATCTTCGCATTGTGGCCCCATTCCCATCCCTTTTTGCCATCGGCTGAAATAACGAAAGCCTGCCAAGATGGGTCGAGCATCCTGACAGGCTTACGGGATCTGGCTCAACTAGGAGCCATCACCAAGTTTTAACACGCTCTCGACCAGCGGTTGATATTCAATTTTGCCGCAAGGTAGCAGAAAAATAATTAATGTCAAGTAAGATTTTGCAGAAAAAGGGCGATAGTTGTTATCCGCCCTTCCCCTGTTGCGGAGGGCTTTCCCCCCCCTGGTTGCATGTGACACCTCCCATTGATGTTTCCTGTTGGCTGAACATGGCGCTACCATAAACCCGAAAAAA